CCAAAAGTCCTTCAGAGGTTCAACCCCTCTGGAGGCAACCCCATTCTATAATGGCTAATCCAATCATAGTCCCTAAAAAAAGCACAATTGCTGCACGAGTTCCTGCAAACGCAGACCTTGCATCTGGCGAGATTTGTATAAATCACGCAGATAAAAAACTTTACGCCAAGCATCCAAGCACGGGTGCAATCCAAGAAATTGGCGGTATGTCTGTGCATTCGCACGACGAAATTTATTCCCCTGATAGCAGTCAACTACTAGAACTGCAAAACAACGGAAACCTCACCATAACGGCAGGAGGTACTACAAAAATTTTCACTTTTCCTAGTGCGTCTGGCACACTAGCAACTCTATCAAATGTAAACGGTGGCTCGCAAAGCTATGAGGTGCGACACGTTTATTCCGATCCATATTCCTACACTGGAACTGCTGTGGATGGAACAAGCGAATCAGCATCAGGCTGGATAATAACTCGACTGCAAATTTCAAGCTCAGGAACAACAACCAAAACTAACGCCAGTGGTGCTTGGAGCAACCGCACCTCACTTTCCTACGCATAAACCTATGAACGCATCCACTCCACTCCAAATCGACGGCAAATCCTACGACCGCTACGCCATGACGTTGGCCGTCTCTGGACGCTACGAAGCGCCAGACCAACCGGACGCGAGCGTGGTCCTCACCCTCACTCCCATCCGTTTTGAGGGTGAGGATTGCATTGCCGCGCAGGATCACTCCCGCACCATTTTATTCGGGACATTGGCTTCGGCGGACGATGTCGAGCGCCTCGCTGTCAGCGAGGTGCAAGCCGCACTCCAAAAATTCATCAACTCGAAAGGACTTTAAATATGGCCGTCATCAAAGCAGCCGCATCTGGCAACTGGAGCGCAACATCAACATGGACAGGTGGCGTAGTGCCAACACTCAACGATACCGTCTACGCAAACGGATTTACCGTCACACTTGATCAGTCCATTGACCTTACAGGCTCAACCGTGGACACCTCTGGATCGTTTATCCTAGGTCAAATTTACCAAATCGTCTCGCTCGGCACGACCAACTTTGCGCTCACGGCAAACTGCATTGCGGTTGGGTCCAACGCAGGAACCGCCGTAGCGGTTGCAAGCACGGTTGGAACATACTTTCAAGCTGTCACCGCAGGAACTGCGACCACTGGCACGGCTCGCAGAGTGGGTGCGATCCTCACTTTTGTAAATATGCCTCGGACTATCGCAACAGGCGGCGGGTTCGCTCTCACTGCTAACTACGACATCATTGGCGCATTCATAATGGCGGGATCAACGGCAGCGTTGTCGGTGAGTGGGACGGCATCGACCACCCTCACGGGTTGCCGTGCGGTAGGTTCGGCTTTTACTGGAGCGACTCGGTCTATTTTATTTTCCTCGTCGGGAACTTTGAGTGGAGTTGGCTCAACTATTGCAGGAGGCAATGCCTCTGGAGCTTACGGACTAGGCAATACAGGAGCAGGCACGGTCAATTTAACGGCATCGAGCGATGTCCGTGGCGGCACGTTTAACTCTGATTCATGGGGTATCAGTAACTCCAGCACGGGCATCATACAAATGACTTCGGGAACGATTGTGCCGGGGTCCGTTGCCGGAGGAATACGGAACACCTCAACAGGGCAGGTCATTTGCAGTGGGGTAGCGGCTTCGGCTGGATTTCTAGAAGCCATCCGCAATGAGGGAAATGGCATCGTCACATTTTCCAACGGGTCAGTGACGGGGGGTAATTCTGGTGGCATCACCAACTCTGGCGTGAGCGGATCGGTGACGGTGAATAGTAGCACCATTACAGGCGGGACTAATGATGCCAATTCGCACGGAATACGCAATACCAGCGGAGGCTTAATAACCACTACAGGCTGCACCATTACTGGCGCGGCGACTGGTGGTGGCTATGGCATTCATAATGCCTCGACGGGATCGTTAGTCCTCAACTCCTCGACGATCAATGCCAACGTATTGGCTGGAGTATTTAATGCCTCGACGGGATCAATAACGTCATCGGGCGACATCACGGCCACGAATACGGCACATGGAATCTCATCAACCAACGCATCGGCGGTCGTTATAGTGAGCGGGTCGCTCATCTCGGCAGCCAATGGAATGGTGGCAGTTTATTCTCCGAAATTCCGAATGAGTCCCGCGCCATTGGTTGCCAAAACACGCTATGCTCTCAACGGAACGTCAACATTTGTCGATATGTTCACCGCCGACAACATTTCTGGCATCACTGGCGTGGCGACAACGGACGTGCGTAGCGGCGTCTCGTATGGTGGCGGCCTAGTGGGCGTATGTGCAGTCCCATCCGCCTCCAGCGTGGCAAGCGGAGTCCCCGTAGGGTCAACCACCGGCACGGCAGTCCTCACCGCCGCCGCGATCCGCACCGAGTTAGCCGTGGAGTTGACTCGTCTCGCGCAGTGTTCTACAGTGGCAACAACTGGAGATCAAATCGCCGCAGCATTTAATTCGCCATAATCGTCGCATGATTTTAACGGATTCCAGCGCGGCAAAAGTAGGGGCAAACAATGCAACCACAATAGCGTCCTCAACGGCATCGTTTCTTCATTTTATGTGCTATCTAAGCGCAACAATCTCAACCGCTATTACAGGAACAACTGGGCTTATTAAAAACGGAATTGGTGGGCTTGCTCTTTCTGGAGTATGCAACTATAGTGGGCCAACTCAAATCAATGCTGGATCACTCGCTATTACGAATGCCTCGACACTTAATGGGGTTATTAGCGGAGCGGGGTCACTTACGAAAAGTGGTTCATTTGCTGTGACAATAGGGGGCAACAATACCTATACAGGCGGAACTTTATTTTCACTTGGGACGATAACATTTGCGTCTGGCAATGCGTTTGGAACTGGCTTATTTACGGCTCAAACAGCATCACAAATTATTACTGGAAACAATGTAACTTTGCCAAATAACTTTCAAATTAATGCTGGTGCTAATTTGCAATATCGAACGGCTGGGGCCAACACAATAACAGTTACAGGAAATATCGCTGGTAGCGGAAACTTCAATAAAACAGGAAACGGAACGATTGATTTAACTGCGTCAACGCTGACCTATACAGGATCGACAACACGAACCGCTGGGTTCATAATAGCCTTGAAAACAACTGGGGCATCAACGGCAACGGCATCATTTTCTGCTAGTCTTTCAGTTTCGTTTAATGTTTCTCCTCCATCTGGAATTACAACATTTCGTTTCTTCCAAGGAACAACAACTAATTCATACGCATCAGTAACCTTGGTTGGTGTTCCAGTTGGAACAACAGCAACATATACGTCCGCAATCTCAACACTTACTGTAATAGTACCATGATAATTCCTCCGAACGAAAATGGTTGGTCATATGATGACTCGACAGGAAACTGGAAACTGGTCTATGCGGACAAGGTAATTATATTTTACGAAGAAACCAACGTATCAATCGCAACGCAAAGCACATTGTTTGTCGGAACGCGCGAAGAGTGTGAGGAACAGATAGTGAAAGAAGGATTAACTTGGCCTTTTGAGTCTGAGATAAGCACTTGACAAAAACGCAATTCAACGATTAATAATAAACTATGGCACTCACATTTAACCCATTTACTGGTACGCTTGACTTCACTGGGAGTCAAGCAGCAGCAGCAATTGGGGCTACAGGGGCTACAGGCCCATCTGGTGGCCCGACTGGGGCTACGGGCGCGACTGGAAGCACAGGAGCAACTGGAATAGGAACAGATGGAGCCACGGGCAGCACGGGAGCTAGTGGAATTAATGGTAATGATGGAGCTACTGGTTCCACTGGCATACAAGGGCCAACGCCTTGGACATTGCCAGCTACAGTGTATAATAATGGAGCTTCTTACAATCTTGGAGATGCAGTTACTTATCTTGGCGGTTATTACTATAGAACTGGCAACCCACTAAACCCCGGTTATCCACCAACACCCGGATCAATTAATGCGTCATGGACACCAGTTGCCGATGGAGGTGCTACTGGCCCAGATGGTGCAACAGGAGCCACAGGAACCGCTGGGTTAGACGGAGCAACTGGTTCGACTGGTGCTACTGGCATCTCTGGAATAGATGGTGCTACGGGTTCTACTGGCGCAACGGGAATAGCTGGGCTTGACGGAGCTACTGGATCGACTGGAGCCACTGGTATTCAAGGGGATGTCGGCGCAACGGGAGCTACTGGTATCCAAGGTGATGTTGGAGCGACTGGTGCTACGGGTGATTTTGGAAGCACAGGCGCGACTGGTGCTACTGGATTGACTGGGGTTAGAGGGGCCACTGGAGCTACTGGCGATCTTGGGGCCACTGGCCTCACTGGTGCTGGTGGAGCGTTGGGATATTACGGATCATTTTACGACTTAACTGATCAACCATTAGTTAGCATAACGGCAGAACAAGTTGTTGCAATTGGAAATACGGCAGAACAAAATGGTGTAACCATTGTAAATGGTGATGAAGTTACTTTTGCCAACGCTGGAACTTACAGCCTGACTTTTTCTATTCAGATTACAAACAACTCAACCCAAGTCAATAAAGCAATTTTTTGGGTAAAGAAAAATGGTGTTGATTATCCTGATTCATCAACCGAAATTGATATGCCTCAGCGTAAGGGTGCAGGAAACCCTAGTCGTCAAGTTATTACAATAAATTATGTTGCTACCGCTGTCGCAAATGATTATGTTCAAGTTTTTTGGGCTGGGGATAGCACACAACTTATGGTTGAAGCATTACCTGCAGGAACTTCGCCAGTTTATCCAGCAGTCCCATCTATTATTTTAACTGCTGTTCAAGTAATGTATACACAGCTTGGGCCTACTGGCGCAAGCGGAGCCACTGGGGCCACGGGAGTAACACCAGCAAATATTGTTCTCTCGGATATAACGGGTCTAACAGGGGCAACACAACTGACCAATCTTGTAGAAATCACCTTAACTGGATACAATCTAATTGTTACTCCAGACCCAAACACACTGTATGTAATTGTTGGCCCATAATTAAAATGAACGATAACGCAACCAGTCACGGATTAATGGGTACTGTCATCTCTACAACGGGATTTATAATTTCAATGTTACCAGAAATAGAAGCGTCAATTAGAATGACGGGTGGGCTAATCAGCATTATTGCTGGTATCCTTACTTGCATCTATATGTCAAAACAAATATTCAAAAAATGAAACCAAAACAAATAGCAGTAGCAATGATATTATTATCGTTTATCTTCTTGGGCATGGCATTCCTAACAGGATGCGCTGGGTTTAAAGCACCTAGTGTATGTTTCAAAACAGACTACGGTACACTATGTTACGAACTCCCAGAAATTAAAGGACTTAAAAAATGAAAAACCTACTAACTACACTACTCGAAAAACTGAGTGAAAACTCGACATGGCGCGGGTTGATCCTAATTGCTATTGCAGTTGGGGTTAAGATCGAACCAGAACTCCAAGAATCTATCATTGTCGCAGGACTAGGACTTGTTGGACTCATCAATGTAGTTCGTAAAGGCTAATGGTTCCAAACTCCCGACCGCAGCAAGCAAAGGAGAAGACGCTCTCGATGGTAATCAAATCGGGAATCGTTGATCGTGTTGCACTTGTCGGAATCCGTGGATACTACTCCGAAACATTTGCTCCATCAGGCAATCAAAGAGGCATCTACGACGATGCGATTATACTTTTATCTCCTTCTGTTCATGCTACTTTCAATGCGAATACTGATCCGTCAGTTCATAAGAAAGGTATTGCGGTTCTCAAAACGGGCATTCATAGGTTCCGTAAGGGGAATCATGGTATTAGTAAACCCGGAGGCGGCTACCCTGCGCTTCGACCTTCTAACCCAAAAGAAGAACTGCCAGTCACGCGGGATGGGATTGGGGATGATATGGGAATCGCTATTAACATACATCGGGGAGGATACAACAGCACATCGTCGCTGGGTTGCCAAACGATCTACCCGCCACAGTGGGAAGGGTTCATCAATCTCGTCTACTCAGAAATGACTAGATACAACCAAAAGACTATTCCCTATCTATTAGTGGAAACGACTTGACTGAAGCTAAATTATCGTTAACGATAAAATTATGAAAGATTGCTGCAATGAGACTATTATAGTTGCCTCTTATGCGAGGTCAGCTAAAGAATCCGCTAAAAGCGCGGCGTATTCAGCGTGTCTTGCTCAACAAGCTATTGGGGCAAGCGGAGCTACTGGTGCTACAGGATTAGGAGCCACAGGCGCGACTGGCATAGGCGCGAATGGAGCCACGGGTAGTACTGGAGCCACTGGTATCCAAGGAATACAAGGTGCGACTGGCAGCACTGGAGCCACAGGATTAACTGGTGGTCAAGGCTCCACAGGCGCAACAGGAACTGCTGGATCAAATGGCTCAACTGGTAGCACAGGAGCAACTGGCATTCAAGGTATCCAAGGTTCTACAGGGGCAACGGGTGTAGTCGGAGGACAGGGTTCT